CTGTTGGCTGTGCGTCCTATGGTGAATACTTCACCTTCCCGTTATATGAAGTGGTACTCTCGAACTAAAACAGATCCCGGCTTCACTATCATTCGTCCATTGGCTATTGTCAATGGGCCTTGGAGTGGTGCCGCGACCGAATATACGGATACGACCGAAACTGCCGAAGTCTTATTTGAGACTATCGGTAAGGACGATCAGACCCGTAGATCCGATTGGAATGCCTTTCAGCATTTCAAACGTACTACTGAGTTCAATGCCGGCGATGTAACTTATTTGTTATCTCGCGACAAGAACGGCAGTGGTCCGTATGCTCTGTTTGTTCGGCGAACCAGGTCCCAATTAGGGACATTCGCCGGTTTAACTGGCGGTTCTGGCTCGTACCCGTGGAGTGTGGCGACTACACCGTTTTACGATGAGCCTCCACTGTATGTCGACGATTATGGTCATAGAGGAATCTATGTCCCTTATTCCGTCGAGCCGCTGATAAGTGCTAGTCTTTCTAGCATGCTCCCAGCGATTAGACCCAGACTAAGCGCCTTAAACTCGATTTACGAGCTCAAGGACGTGAAGTCTGTACCTCATACACTCCGTAATGTGACTCAGACGCTTGCCCAAATATCCAAATTTGGGCAGCTTATGAAGCAGTCGAAGGCCTGGCGAAAGCTAGGTTCTTCGCTTCTGCACTTCCCATTACAGAAGATCCTACGTACCATCTCGGACGTTTACCTCCAAAAGGAGTTTAACGTCGCGCCGATGATCTCTGACATCTCGAATGTTTTTCGAGCTGCCAGGGAGATTCGGTCACAAGTTGAAAGGCTTGTGGCCGATGAAGGCAAACTGAAGGTTCGTCATTATAAGCGAACTCTCAGCGGTTTATATGTAAATAAATATGAGACGGTTGTAATGCCTAAATCGGCATTTCCGTCTTATTTGACCGAAGGCACGCAAACGTGCATTCGATCTATTACATATGACCAGCCAACGTTCCATGCAGAAATGGAGTTTTGCTATCAATTGCAAGACTGGGACAGAGCGCAAGCTTTGCCCCGAGGGTTCTTAGATGCTCTAGGGATTAATACTAATCCCGGGATAATCTGGAGAGCCATTCCATGGAGTTTCGTTGTTGATTGGTTCATCGGCGTAAGCCGATGGCTCGATCAATTCCGATTCAATGCATTGGAACCTGTAACTCATATAACGCGGTACTTGTGGAGCTGGAAAGTAAAAAGAGCCGGGACGATTTCCCAAAATGGGAATCTATCCGACAACTTATACTTGAACAGCTCGCCGGTACCGATATGTACGGTGTTTGAGTCTGCTTATCAAAGGCAGCCTTGGGCTCCGGACGTATACAGTTCGCTTAAAGCGAACGGCTTGAACTTTAAAGAGTTCACGCTTGGAGCCGCTCTCGCCGCTACGCGGCCGGGCGTTCTTCAACCACGACGTCAAGCTCCCTTTGGAGGAGTCTGAAGCGTTGTGTTAGTACACTCGTGATTGGGGAGTTATTCCCAATTGTACGTATGCTACCAACTACGCTAAACACGAACGAAGTGAAAGATGCAGCCGGCACGGAACTTGAGTTCCAGCGGCTGAATACTGACATGAGGCAATTGGAATTTGGCCTTATCGGCGAAGTTCCGAGTAATCCGCACCGTCTCAAGGTTTCACACCAAGAGATCGGCAGCGGAGCTACCAAACGCCGGCGGTCGGCAGTACGCGTTGACCTTACGGTCACGGGTACTTCGACCTTACCGCGCGTTATATCTGCCTACGTAGTCGTTGATATTCCCGTTGGGGATATCGCGAACTACGACAATGCCAAGAAAGTCTTAGCGAATCTGATGTCGTTCTGCGCCTCTTTAGGCGCTTCGACTACGATCCTCTATGATTGTACTGGCAATGGCGCGTCAGCTCTGATTAATGGGAGTCTGTAATGTACAGACGAACCATCAATCACCTTTCAGGGAAAAGGGTCCCCTACCTGATGATAGTCCTTTTGGGACTGATCATCACTAGCTGTGCTTTTCGAAAAGTCAACTTGACTATCGAAAATGGGAGTTTCATGACAAATGTCACGAATCTTCCTTTGCCAAACTAGTTGTAGGCACCTTGTGTCGGTGTCCAGCGAGAGCCTCGTAAGAGGTAGACTCGCGGACACCGATCCCTTCGTGTCCAGTCGTGTCACACAGCGTACGCATACTCTAGAAAGTGGAACCATATGGCCCACGATAAGAGTCTAGATGTCCCATTAAGGGTCATCGTTGCTTTGCTGTGTGATGCTCAAACATCATGCAGTGAAGTTTTCTCACCACGTGCATGCCGATTAACAACTCAAAAAGTTATTAAAAGGTATACACGGGAAGGTCTGGGTTTTCTAACGAAAACCCTTCCTCGTCTTGCCAAGGCCTTTGATCGGGCTTTGACAGGCGATATTCCGTTTGACTCTACCGAAGTAAGATTTGAAACCTTACCAGGTACAAAACTGCCTAGATTTCTAGGTGAGTTCTTCAAAAGGATATTCGCGCACGACGGTTGGGTCCTTCCAACTCCCTGCGTTGAATGCATCAAAATAGTAAGAAACATTCTATACTGTTTTTACAAGTATGAAGTTCCCTACAGTTCAGAGCAAGAAGGCGAAGTTATCCAGAAGTTCTTACGAACCGAGGATGACATCGCTCCTTACAACAGCCTATTCAATGACTACGCCGATGACCTCCATCGTGGAGATCTATGGCTCAGTCGTAATAGGATTGATACACGAACTTTGCGGCACAATGTTCCCGAAAGGGAACTTGAGCTGCGAAGGCGATTCTGCGAACTTGCCGGGGGTTCAGACATTTCATATGTTCTGGAGCTCCTGCGAGTTGCGTGGGATGCTCGAGAAACTCTTAGAAGAGTCTTCTCGTCATTCGACCATACGGATATTCATCCAAGACACGGCCCTGGAGCTGTCTCTACAAAAGAGAAGCTCCATGCTAAGTATCATTGGACGTCTATACCGGAGAGAATCACCCGTACGTACCCTCTCGATGCGTATTTCTACGCTTCGTTAGGGCATGTATGCGACCACTATAGGGATTATTCCCATATTGGTGATCAGGAACTTTCGGCCAAGGTTGTCCTTGTTCCGAAAGATTCTAGAGGTCCGCGCCTAATCTCTTGTGAACCGCTGGCTTTCCAGTGGATTCAGCAAGGTTTAGGTCGTTCAGTTGTCAGGCACTTGGAGTCCCACCCCTTAACAAGGTGGAACATCCACTTCACTGATCAGCAACCGAATCGCTTCGGGGCCCTTCACGGGTCCTCACGCGGTAAGTATGCTACACTCGACCTCAATGAGGCGAGTGATCGCATCTCGGTGGGATTAGTTCGTCTGCTGTTTCCAGAGCCCTTATTAGGGGCTTTGCTTAACAGTAGATCTCTGTCCACTGTTCTTCCGGGCGGAGAAGTTAAGAACCTAAACAAGTATGCTCCTATGGGATCAGCTTTATGCTTTCCCGTATTAGCTACTATTGTTTGGGCCCTTCTCTCTGCCGCAGAACTCGATGCAGATGCCAGAGATGGCATTCTTGTGTAC